TCTCTAATTTAGTTATCTCCTTCTTTAAGTCTTCTTCACCGATTTCTGTATTATAGTCTGTACCACCGTCGAATTGTACATATGTTGACATATGTTCACTATACATATTGTATTGACCTATATCATTTATTTCTTCTCCGCTGGCTTCTTTTATAGGTTTTGTTACTTTTATTATTTCCCAGTATTTAGACTCAATGTCTTTGTAATAAAGTATTTGATCTGTTGCGAATTCTAAGTGGAATGTAATGTAGTGTGTTTCAAGTGCTGTACGTGTTCGGTTTTCTCTGTTATCAAGGTATGTTGTAACTGTCCAGAATTTGTCAGCTGACTGTGCACCTACTCTTTTAGGTTGTTTGAATAAACTATTATGGTCAGTCTGTGTGAATTGAATAGATAAGTTGTTTCCGAATGTACCAGGGTATTTTGCTCTCATTAGTATTTGTGGTACATCTGGTTCATCTAGTAATCCCCTGCCGCCTTGCTTTAATGTTACACTTGCATGTGCTCCAGGACATAGTCTGCATACTAGAATGTCATATCCTGCTGTAAGTAATGTCATTGCCATTTGGTAGCTGTAGTCGTTTGCTAATCTGTGAGGTGTTGATGGTCCTCTGTATGTTGCAACGAATTTTTCAAGTCCCTCTTGACTTGATGGGAAACGTAACCAATGTGTTTGTTCAAGCATACGTGATACTTTTTGATTGTAGTTTTCTTGTTGTCCGTGTTCGTCTGGGAAGTATGTGTTTGGGTCAAAATATCCTGGTCCCCAACATGCTGTTATAGGTAATGCTACTGTTGCATAACTTGATGTAGCTACGTTGTAGGAATAATTTTGACTAATTTCATTAATGTTAATGTGTGCCATTATGTGTCCTCCTATTTTGTATTTTCTTTATTTTTAGGTTGTGATGCTTGTTTTTCGTCCTTTGCACCTGATTTATCTGTCTTTGCGTCTTTAGGAGGTTCCTGAGGCAAAGAATCTAGTTTTTGAAAGAATGGATCATTTATATATCCTGGAACTTCTTTAGCTTCATTTGGTTTAAATTCTACACCATAAAAAGTCTTTGTGATGTCTGATTTGTTAATATAATACATATGTTGTATCCTCCTTACATGTTCTATATAAGGTCCTAAAATAGGGTGTACTTATGGATTACTACTCTATTCCTGGACTTATTTCTATATGCTCTCTCTTTAATGTTACAGGTGTATAATGTAATAATACTGCACCATGTATTCTAAGTTTTACTCCTACAGAATGTAATTTTCCCTCACTCAAGTAGTCTGAGGTTGATGAATATCTTTCAATTGAATCATCTATCACCTCTACCCCAAATCTTATTTTTCTATCAGATTCATAAGGGACTTTAAGATTTAAGAAGAACATCTCTGTGTATTTGAATAATAGTTCTCTTAATAGTTCGTCTATGTCTGAGGTATTAGTTGAAAGTATTACGAGTGTGTAGTTTAGTGTTATTGGAATTGCTTTTTCATAGTAATACTGATTATTAATTTTATCAAATGCTGTTGCAACTCCTTTGTGCATTCGTGTGAAGTTTTTGCGTCCTGTATCTATTTGATAGTTTGGATCACGTTCAAGTGAGATAATAGGGAAGTGTATTTTATCATCATTTATTTGTGAGGCAATGCCTATTAATTCTTCAGGAGATACAATGCTTACTGCGTTATCACCGTCAGGTGTTATGTTAAATGATTCTTTTAAGTCCTCTAGTATTGCATCATCATATAAGTATAACATTTATTATCTCCTTTCGTCATTTTCTTTTGTTTTATGATAGTCCCCTCTATAATCTGTTTTTGGTTTTAAGAATGTATTTGATTTATCATATTTCTTTGATACCTCTACCTTAGTGTGTCCTGAGATGTTGTTGTCATCATATACTGGAAGTACTTGACAGATGATGTGGTCTGGGGCTTGGAGGTCGTAGGTTAATTCTTTAACTCTAAATACTCTTTCTGGCATATCTGCATATTGTCCTGATATTCTGAATATACTATCTTTTTGTAAGTGTGGAAGATTAAAGCTACAGTGTATTATGAAGGGTAGGTCTTTATCATTTTCAACAACCCATCCATATCTTTTAAATGTTTTAGCTTTCGGGTTACCCTCGAAGAATATATGTGTATCATGTATACTTGAGTAACTATCTATTAATGATTCAGCTTGGTTATTTGTCCCTGGCATGTTTGGCCATTGGTACTTTACAGCTATACCTTGTAACTGTAATGCTTCGTCATACCTTGCTCTCATTAATTTGATATCACTATCAATCAGGCTCTTAACCATGTAACTCACCCTCTTTAATTATATCTTCTATATTACCTACAAAGTCAAGCCAGTACCAGGATAATCTACTTTCTCCAAGTAAATTTGATATATCACATATTGTCCCATTTGAGAGTCCTTTAGCGAAGTAGTTATATGATATTATCGCATTTTGTTCAAGTAATTCTGGATGCTTATCTGCTTTAAATAAGATTACGTGTGACTTATAGGAGTTAGAGTGTGCTCCATAGGAAATTACATGTACTTTTCTTATTTTATCAAATTTTAATTCAGCTAATACTTTAAGTGTCTGTATTTGTTGTTTTGTTACACCTATTAGTTTACTGAATTGTATATCAAATCCATATTTTGCGAGTTCTTCAAGTAATATTGCTTTTGGCATATTGTATGGATGGTGTAGATTATTATCATGTATTGTTGCAATAGTTCCTGTTGCGTCTAATACAGTTGCGAATAATGTGCCTAAGTCTTTGTCCTCAACTGCTATACGCAATCCTTTAAGTCTGTCATTGTTTAATAGTTTTGATACTTCTATCTTTAAGTTTTGTGAGTTATTTGATAAACATTCTGGTAATTTGTTCCAATCATTTATTGTGTATCTTAATGGACTAGGCATACTTATTTCCTCCTCTTATTGTATTAACGTATTCATGTAATTCAAGCTGGAATGGTCTTAGTAGATCAAAATTTGTATCAGGGTATTCTGAGAAGTATCTTGCTATCATATCTATTTTTAGTTTGAAGTATAGTATTCTTATATCTTCTCCTGTAAGTTCAGGGTGTTTTTCTGCGAATATGAAGTATCTTGTTACTACACTTGAGAATGCTTTATGAACTTTTGGATCATCTATTGATAAATCTGCTCTTTGTATATCTTTAAAATTTGTTTCATTATATGATTTTAAATCTTTGAAGAATAAATTTGTAAGTTCTAAACTAGAAATCATCTCCGCCATCCTCCTCTTTTACGTCTACATGCCAATTCATAACGTCACTTCCGATAGTTGGGAAGACTTCTGTTAGTATTTCTGTTAAGCCTCTCTTGACACTTTCTTTATCGTCAACATTAATTGATTTACAGATATCTATGAAAGATTGTGCCTGTGTTAGTGTTGAGTCACGTCTTTCAAATTGTAGTGTAGATTGTGTTGTTATGATTGGATTCATATGGAGTGTAAATTGATTTACCATTCCTGACATGTTTCTTGCTATAAAGTATTTGTTAAGTGCATCTTTCCATCCTGCGAGATAGGCCTGTTCTATACGTCTAAGTGAGTTTGCGTATAGTGCTGATCTTTGTGATAATACGGAACCAGCTCCACCAAGTCCCTCATTACTTGAAAAGTTCATTGCCTCTTTCGGTACACCTAATACTGATAACTTCTTGTCTCTGTAATATTCAAGTAACTTGTTATCTGCATCATTTGATTCAGCCATGTTTAAATCTGTTATAGAGATTGCTTCTTGTCCATCTACAAATGGTACATATACTAAGTTGTTAGGTGATTGTGGGTTAACATAGCTTTGTGCATCACCGCTATTTGTGTCAAGTGACATTTGTTGTTGGATTGTATCTTTTATTGCGATTAGTGCCTGTTCTATTTCTTCTTCATCTCCCCCAGCTCTTACATTTATGAATTTAATTGTACGAGCAAGTGAAGCAAGTAGATTTGCATCTTCAAGTAATTTTAATGTTTGTGTTGGAAGAAGGGCTCTTGACATTAATGGGTTTGAGAATTGTATGTCATATTGTTTATCTTCCCCTGATTTTGTCTTTACATTGAATTTATAATCACCTATTAATCCATCAAGTGCAAAGTGTATACATGCTGATTCTGGTAGGAGGATATAATCATAACTTGATTCTTCAGGTTCTAGTATATAGCCCTGTGGTTTTCCTCTATACCATAGGTGTATGATTGTTTGTGGGTCTATTTTGTAGGATGGAATTATATCGAATTCTTCATCATTTAATGTGTTGTTATCTAAGGCTACACCGATTTTAGCTTTTGTTCCTCCCTCATCATCATATAAGTATGTTGTCGGGATATATAAGTTACCGATAGTTGCAAGTTCTAGTATGTGTGATCTTACATATTTGTTTATCTCCCATCGATCAAATAATGCGTTTATTACCTCAGCTACCTTTGTATTCTTTTCATCCGTTGGAGTTGCCCATATTATTTGCCCTGAGGTATTACTTACTGTGGCATCGGTTGCATAGTAAGAAAGTGCTGTGTCAATTTGTGAGTCTTGTGCAAGTGCTCTCATTGTATCAATTGTTGATTTAATTGTTGAGAAGCTATTGTTCTCACGTATATCTGAGATCTTATATAATGAGCCACTTGTGATTAATGATTTTAGCCATGAATCATGTTGTTTCATTCTATAAGACTTTGGCATTAGATAATCAAGCCATTTATTCTTTGCCATTCTTTGTCCTCCTATTTGATATCATTATCTATTTCATATTTATTAAAGAATTGTGTTTCTGATAATACAGGTATTTTATGTTTTAGTGCATTTTTAACTGCTATACCATTTACTTGTTCTAATATATCACCTATTAATACACAGTCACAATCTTCATTAAACTCTGATATTTCTACTTTAGCTGAGTAACTTTCTAATATATTCTTTACTGTATTGTAACTACCGTGTTTAAATGTACCTGTAATGTATATTGTTTTGTTACGGAAGATCGGTGCGTTTTCTTTAATAGACGACTCTTCTTGTATTGTTATCTTATTATGATTAATAATGTCCTCAACCTCTTTAATTCTATTACCTATGTTAACCCATCTAAATAAGTTATGATATATTCTTTTGTCAAGTGTTAGATCATTGTATGCTTTATCTGGATTAGAAAGATAATATAAAAGTGTTGGTAGTGAGTCATTACATTTATCGCATAATTCTTTTGCATGTTGTAATTTCGGTAATACATTTATTGGTGTTATTGCATGTAGTAGTGTTGCGAGTGGGGCTGTTATATTATCAATTTTTAATTCTTTATTATCTAATATATCAATTAATGATATATGTGTGTTTAGTTTAGATAGGCGTTTGTAGTCATTTATATCTAATTTCGTTAACTTCAATGTTTTTAAGAAATGTGATATTCTTACGTATTGTAGTGATGAGCATTTTTCATCATCACACTTTACAATTGAATGATATCCCATCTTTATTAATTTCTTACACGTTGGGCAAACTATTGTATCCTCTACAGGTTTACGAACTCTAAGATCATTGTATCTACTATAAATGATTTCATCTATATTTGATTGATCAAACATAATTAATTTATTTTTAGCTAAGTTATATTTATATAGTAGACTATAATGTGTTGTGTGTACTTGTTGTAAGTATGTTAGGTATATGTCTGCGTATATTGTTCCGTCATTCGCTACATTTTGTTCTATTTTTTCAATTTTATCTTGAATTAGATTTACGAACTTACGTGTGTAAGATGAACCAATGTATGATATAACTGACCCATATATTGTTGTTATGTTGTGTCCTGGTACACTTAGTAGTAGACTTCTTAATTTGTTATTATCAAGGTCACTTGGTATTAGTAGTCCAGGGCTCGTGTTAAAATGATTTAATGTTAGCCATTGTTTAACATGCATTTGTGATGGGAATGATGCTGCTCCACTTGTTACTGTGGAAGCTAGGAATTTGAACCTTGCTGGATGTTTTATAAAGTATTCAGCTAACTCTATTCCTGCACACTCCGGTAACTTACCGATACTATTAATTGGTGTATCTGTATACAATACTCCACTTACTTTTGTTGTACTTCCTGTAAGTAGGATACGTCTTGGAACTATGTTTGATTTTAGTACTGTATCAAAGAACCTGTCTTCCATATTATTTGTATCGTTTTCCCCGATGTATCTTGCTACACTTGCTATTGCTCCTTGTACGTTGTAAGTTATTTCTATGTGTAATCCTAAGGGTTCAAATAGACAATAACTTCCAGGTCTTAGTAAATTGTTAATATACATTCTTTTTATCCTCCTCATTCTATCTTCTTCTACTTATATTACTCATCGCTTTAAATGATGAATTTCCTCTTCCGCCTCTTGTATTGACTCTACTCATTGTGTTTGCGAGTGTTGCTGCATGTATCAGGATTGGTGGATTGTCGAGTGATGCATTCCAGCATGCTCCTGCTATTGAGTCTGCAACGTCCTTTGAACCTCCGATAGGGTGATCTACTTTACCTGATAAAGTATCTCTTTGTAGATGTATAAGTTCATTTTGGAGTAGGTCCACATCTAGTAGATCTATTCTGTTTTCTGATAATATTGATTTGAATGCTATATACCCGTCAGGCGTTCTGTCAAGTGATCTATAGCTTACATCAAACCCCTGGTCTTCAAGTAACTGTGCCATGTATTCTGATTGAAACTGGTCTCTACTTATTCCTCTAATATTAAAGCCTTTTGATCTTAGCCATAATAAGAATTGTGTTATCTTTGCGTATGGAATTGTATCACCTCTTGGAGCTTCAAGTGCTATTGAGAATAGGTGTGTGTATATAGGGAATGACGATAGTTTCCCATCAATACTTTTTATATCTCTACGTCCTGAGATACAGATACACGATATTCCCGACCTATCTGTGTTTTTAGATAAATCAAGATGAATGTAACATGGATTCTTTATCATTCTCATATCTATATCTTCAATATGAAAATAATCCTCAATTGCTGTTGTGTCTTTTGTACCTATACTTAATATTTGATTGTAGAAAGGATTTCTTCTTTCTTTGTTTATGCATGACGTTATTATGTCTTGTGTAATGAATGATAATGAACCTGGAACTGATATTCCAGCAAGGTCTCTAAGTGCTATATCAAAGTCTGCAAGGAAGTTTGATCTCATATCTACAGGCGGGTTAAGTAATGTGTAGCCCTGTTGTCTTAGGTCTTCAAGTGCTTCTGGAAATGTTTGATTATCTGGTACAACAAAGCCTCTCTGATGTCTATTACCAACTGCTATATAGAATCTTTCTTTTGAGAATGTTTCAGGAGGTAATACTTCCCATTGTGGCTGATCTATTACATACATATGTGAACCTGCTCCTGAAGCTAATTGTTCTTGTATGTAGCTTTCCATGAAATCACTGTCTGAGTTTTTAGATGATACTGCGAATATCTTACCATATACCTGTCCATTTAATCTAAATGTACCTTTAACACGGGCTGATACTGTGTTGTATAGGCTTAGCATATGTGCCTTTGCTTTACTTACATCTTTTACCCCTGCTTTTGCGAAGTTTATCTCATCACAAAACCCCACGAACACTTGCATCCCAAGGGCATGGGCTGCATCTGAACCGAAATCTATTACAACTTTATCACCCTCTGGGATATAGTAAAAGTCTCTTTCACTTCTTGAGAATTTACCGTGTTCATTGAACCATGGACTTACTTTCAGTGTATCATTGAATTCTCTAAATGCAACCCCCTTTGCAAGTTCTTTTGTTACGTTAAAGAAGAGGATTGAGAATTTAGAAATTTCTTTTTTATTGAAGTATGCTTGTGGATCTCTAAGACACATTAATCTATATAACATATATGCTGTTGCTGTTATGGCTGTTGATGATTTACCGATACGTGTTGCTCCTGTAAAGAATACTTCCTCGAATTTGTTACCGTTGTTAAATATTGTGTGTAATTCTTTACGCCAGAACGGATATACTCTTTGTCCTTTGTTATTTGATTTTCCAAGATAATATTCGTCATCTAAGAATGTATCAATATCAACTGGGATTTCTTTGTAATCTGCAAGCCATATATCTTGATATGTTGGAGATTCTCCTGTGGTTGCAAATTCATATAATATTTGTTTTAAGTATTCTTGCTCTTTCTCATTGCACTGTGAGTAGATGTGCTGGATGCGTTCTGGGATATCATTGATGTTATTCATTAATGTTCTCCTCCAATAACTCAAGTGCTTGCTGTGCTGAAAGTCTTATTTTATCTCTCGCTGTTTGATCTATTAGTTGTGCTGATTCTGATACTGTTATGTTTCTTGGTGCAAGATCACTTAGTTTCATATCAGCTATATTAAGATATGGCTGTAATAGTTTATGACTTTCTATCATTGTTGTTTGTAATTGATCTTGTATTTTAAGTAGCATTCCGAGTGATGCTGTATCTGTTATGTCAAGTCTATCTAGCTGGTAATCTATAGCTGAATATAGTTTTTCCTCTACCCTGTCCATCATGTCTAAGTATTTTATTATTCTAGATACTTGGTGGTAGACTCTTAATACTGTTATGTTTTGAAGGGCTTGTGTGGCTGAGGTTGGATCTTCGTTGCAACACAATAAGGATGCACGCATTTTCGCAACATCCTCTCTCTGTTTATCTAGTATTTGATTGTCGTTTGATCTTCCATCCCCGCCAACGGTTTTGACGTTTGTCATGGCCTACCTCCTATTTACTAATTGCTATCTTTTGTAATGTCCATTGATAATACCGCACACCCTGAAATTGTTCTATTTACAATATGATCTGCATCATGGGTTGCGTATGGAGATAATTTAGATATAATTGATACTAAGTCATCTTGTACATCTCTTAATGTATCATTGTAAGATAGTTCTCTGTTTTCTTTATTTAATTGTGCCAGATTAGCTACTACTTTATTAGTTGAATGTTTTTTCTGTACTCTCATTTATTTTGCCTCCATGTTTGGTAACTTATATGGAATATATTCATATTCTTTACTCGCATTATACAATGTTTCAAAGCGTTTCTTAAGTTCTTCATCATCATTAAATTCTGAATTGATGAAACTTCTTAACTTTTCTAATTTCTTTTGTAAGACCTTTGTATTTATAATTGCTTTGTAACATTCAAGCTGTACCTCTGCGATAAGTTCTATGCATTCTATGTCCCATATATATTTCATTAATTCTTTATATAGTTTATTGTAGTAATGCTGTATGATTAATGCATTCATTTATTAGTCCCTCCTAATTCACTTTCTATTAGT